TTAGGAACCATCTTCCCACCTTTCTTTTTATATCCTACTTGCTTATGAGTCTTCCAACACTCCTGTTGAAACTCTTCATAAGTCTTTTTCTTTTTCTTTTTATCATCTCCAAAATTTGCCATGGCACCTTTAGGTTTACCATCTCCTTTATAGATCCCGTAAGATGATCCCTCATTCTTCATTTTTTCTTTTGCTGCTTTGATTCTAGCAAGAAAATCACTTCCACCCTTCTCCTTTTTGATTTCATCATCACTCATCTTCTTACCTGACTTATTCTTATCTGCATACATTTTACTCTGCATGTCATTAGAACTAGACATTCTCCCTTCATTTGCCATTGTAGATACTGTGCCATCAGAGTTTATTCTTCTTCTCCTAGCAAGTTCTAATGCATACTTATTTTGAATTTCCTGACTTGCTGCTCCTCCTGATAATGCAGTATCATACATACTCTTGCTAAGTTTTTTAAAATCAGCATCAGTCATGTCTTCTAATTGAATCTCTTCTTTCTTGACACAGTTTGGATATCTCTTACCAAACATAGTCTTCATACCTTTCTTCTCATATCCTTTCCAACACTTCTCCATGAATGATGTGTAACTGATATTTCCTTCAAACTCTTCCTTCTTACTATTACCCCAGTTTGCAGCACCCACCTTACGACATTTGACTAATGCACCTGATGCATATGCAGAAGGCCATACAGAGTATCTTGACTTGACCTTATGATAGCAAGCATCTTTTGTACCACTACCTTTACCCTTTTTGTCTGCTTCAGTGATTTGATTTTCTTCTTTCATTTTCTTTTTAGGTTTATCAGTTGGAACGTAGGTTGGTTTTGCAGCACCAGACTTTTGTTGCTGACCGGGGTCTGCTTTTTTCTTACGACGTGCAGCAGATAATCTTTCTGCTTTTGTCATACTTGCTCTCTTAGAAGATGAAACACATTTAGGTGTTCCTTCTCCGGGTTCGTCACTAGCACAGGTTCCACCTGTAACTACATTGACCCACCCACCTTTACCATCTTTTGATTTAGATCCACTAAACCATTTATGCAATGAACCTTCTGTCTGAACATTAGGATTTACATCCACCATCACTTTATCATTTTGTTGTTGTTTTCTAAGAAGTATTTTCAATTTCTTAAAATCATTAATTTTAGTAGGGTCCAGATGTTTATATTTATCTAAGAATCCATCAGGAAATAATTTTTTTTCTTTGATAGGACCGGCACCAATAGACCTAATTATCATCTTGAGTTTTTTACTCAATGAATATGGATTAGGTTGTTTGATTCTAGCAGGATTAGCAGGACTTATTTCATCAAGAGTCTCTTCGTATGTTTTGACTCCACTCTTCATATATCCTTTCCCTTTAGTATCATAGAATTTTATACCTTTCTGCACTCTCTCCTTTTTCTTTGCCATATATTCCTTATCTGCTTTTTGTTTTTCTTCTCTTCTCTTCGCCTTTTTATCTCTTGCTTCCTGTGCTGCTGCTGCGAATGATCTATAATCAGTCAATTCATCCATACTTGACACTTGAATGTCAGTCACGGGTATCTCAAGATGTGCACGAAGCATCTCGTATGGAACTGACTTCATTTTTTTATCATCTTTTTTACTAGCAGTGCTTTTCAAACCCATCGGTAGTCCAGTATTAGGGTTTCTTGTTTGTTCCATCGCTTGTTTTCTTATCGTTGCATAATAAACCTTTTCGCCCTCTTCTTTACCATACTGTTTCTTCATATTCTTTTTCATATCTGAGTCATCATATTTTTTCTTCAGCATCGTGTCCTTTCTTTTTTGAGATGATGTCATCGTCGCTTCAGACATGCCACCACCACCACCGTTACCACCATTGCCACCGTTACCATTTCCACTACCATTCCTACCACTCCCATTTGACTTAGAGTGTCCGTTACCGTTCCCATTACCATTTTTCTTAGAATCATCATCTTGTGGTTCTTGTCGCAAATAACCGCGAGCACCGATCACATACCCTTTTGGTATCTTTTTACACTTCTTATCAGTGTAACAATAATATTGTCCTTTTGGGCAAGACTTTGCCATATTATATTGATCGCTATTTTTTATTTATATTTCCTTGCTTGATAATCTTTTGAAGATCTGCAGTGCTACCAATGAATACTGAGTTATTTACAGTCTTTGGACTAGACCCTGTTGGTTTTTCTAAATCAACCATTTTCTTTTGTAAATCGATAAGTTTATCTGTGGTATCTGCCACACTTTTTATCAATTGACCTGCAACTTCATATGCCCTAGGATGTTGTGAATCTTGACATACATCTAGTATACCATTTATTGCCTCCTGACCTTTCTCTACAAGATTATATAATTGTGCTCTGCTATATTCGTAATCTTTTTGAGGATCATCACCATCATTCTTAACAGGTTTGACTTTGACAGATTTAGTCTCTTTGACTATTTCTGTCTTCACATTCATTGCTTTTTCTAACTCATCAAAGTTTTCCATTATTGGTCAGTGCCCTGACTAGGACTAAAGAATTTAGAATCTTGGAAGAAATCAATATCACTATTGAAACCAAAATCGTCACCGACTTCGATCAATGCATGATCGGCAGCGTTAATAAGATTTATAACATCACCATTACTATGCTTCATTTCAGCAGTTCTATATTGACCTCTAGCAACTATAATTGAAACATTATCTTTCTCTTCAACTCTCATAACTTCAGAGTTTATTTGAATATATTGTCCCACAACTAAACTTGCTCCACTCGTCACAGTCATGAGAGTTTTACCAACTTCTAATGTAGCAGCGAGAGATAAGGTTTGATCTTGATTGTAATCCTTTGTAGCAGTAGGTGTAACAACATATCTGACCTCCCTAGGTGCTCTGATAGCAGATGAGTAATCGATCTGAACTTTCTTGATAATACCACCTGTCTCGTCTGTAGGAATTTCGTTGTAAAAATATGTTTTTGCTGTAAATTCTAAGTCATATATGATTGCTCTTCTTGTATTGAAATCATCTTCATATTCGTCTTTGAAAGATATATCACTCAATGTAAATGGTATATCTTTTTTCTCATCATGACCCTCTATCATATTAAGAGTGACATTGTATGATGGTTGAAAGAACGGTAATATTTGTTCTAAAATTTGCAAAGCATCATCTTGTAATTTTGTAGCAAAACTAAGTCTGAATCCTATATTGTAAGGCACAGGCATGAAAACTTTTTTGATTTTATTTTTACTACTATTCGGAACTATACAAAATTTCGTTATAGGTGCAATTTTTCTAGAAGGATCATATTGATATGAAACAATTTCAAATGATAATCTTGGTAATGTAATTGCTACATTTTTATTGAAATTTGGTTGCTGTTCTATTCTTGCTAAAAATTTCTGCATAGGTCCATATGCAATAGGAACCTTGATTGTTGATATTACAGCATCTGTTGTATCATTCGTATGCTTTATTGTGATGTCATTAAATAAAGTACCGAAAGCAATTACAGTCTTTCTAATCGTCTCGTTGTAAAAATACTTTCCAAACATTATGCCTCACCAAATGGATTTTTTTCTGTAAAGTCAAGTATAGCATCACCCTCTGATTGGAAGCTAACATTGTCTCCGTATGAATCTAGATTTGTTTCATCATCATTGTAGTTGATGCTATTTAGACGGTAAGCGATAGTCTCTCCTGTGGTTTTTGCTGTGCCAACAATCAATTCACCTATTGAGAATTTACCTGTAAGATCTTTAGCAGTAAGAGTTCCAGTGGTGGCGTCCCAAGTTCCAGCATATGCAGTTGTTGAAGATTCACTGCCAGTAAGAATCATTCCATACTTGAATGTTCCCACTCCAACTGTGCCTGCTACACCGACACTTACTGTAGGTGCTACTGTATAACCAAATCCTGCATTTGTTGTAATTATTCTATCTACCCTTCCATCCACAAGTATTGCAGTTCCTATGGCAGTCACACCACCTGAAGGTGCTGATGTAAATGTGATTGGAGGAGGAAGAATATAACCTTCTCCTCCGACTGTTACGGTCACAATACCAACTGCACCTGTTGTCGCAATACCTACTCCTAACGATACTCCTCCACCTTTACCGTCTACAGGGGTGACTGTAATGCTTGGAGCAGTTGTATATCCAAAACCGGGATCTGTAATTCTAAACTCTTGTAATGATCTTGAACCCTGTGCATTTGCAGTTGTAATTGCAACAGCAGTTGCTCTTCTACCCGTGCCATTTGGTTTAGATATGAGAACTGAAGGATCTGCTGTAAATCCTGTTCCTTCGTTGAATATGTTGATTTTATGAATACCGCCATTTACCAAAGATGAAATCGCTGATGCAGCAGAACCTACACCTGATAAACTCATAGTGACATTATATCCTAGTGTGGCAAAATCATTATCAATTTCACCAATCCCAGTTTCAATTTTTTCATCACCAAGTTCAAACATCTCACATTCTAATACATAACAATAATTTTTACCTAAAGCATAAAATGTAGGTGCAGTGTGTTTTACATGTTTGATTTCAAATAATATATCTCCAAGTGGAAAATATATTAGATCTCCTTCTAAAGGTCTTGTTGGTGTAGATATTCCAAGTCCACCTTCTCTTTGTAATACAGGAGTGATCAACTCACCAAATCTTGCTTGAGAAATAGTGATCTGCATTTCTGCTGTAGATCTTACTCCAAATTTTGTTAGTAAATTATATTGATCTCCAAAACCCTCGTAGTTTTCAATATACCCTTCAATAGGAAATGATTTCTCAAACTTTGATGAAGATACTTCTCTCATCACAGTTTTTGTGTTCACAAAAGAACGTGGCATATAGATGAACTCTATACCATGAATTTTTATATGCTCATCAATAAGAGACTGAGCAAGATCCTGCTCATTTCTCGTACCGGTTAGTCGAATGTAATTATTGAGTGCCATTATACCTCTCTATTAAGCACACCAAATTTATCGATATACTTTCTATATCTAAGACTTTTGAGTTGTCTGCTCAGAGGATTAGGATCAGCATCAATGATATCAAAGTCTTTATCCATTGTTTTCAAACCTTGTACAGGTTTACCTACTGCCCTTAGACCTTCGATAAATTGTTTGTATGTTTTCATTATCCTATAAAATCAAGTGGAGGTAATTCGTAATCCATATTCATACGAGACTCCAACTTCTCTAGTTCTGCTGTACCATCTTCCCATATCTGTCTGCCATTTAGTTCCATACCACCCGGCATTTTGACACCTTGGAACTTCATCAAATTTTGTCCCCATTGTCTCTTCAATAGTGCGGTAAAATATCTTCTAAAGAAAATGTCACCATATACTCTATTACCTACCTCACTAGGGTCTAATGCTCTATAACATTGTATAATTAGATAATCATCAACTTTCAAACTGCTTTGATCTGTGTCAAGATATATTCTATTACGTCTTCTATTATATCTAATCTGTTTATCTGGATGTAATATAAAATTCAAATCTTCTAAGTATCTTTTTGTCATTGTATAATTCAAGACTTCAGTGCTACTGAAATAATATATCTCATTCAAAAATAATTGATAATTTACACTGAACATGTTAGTGCTGATTGCACGACTATCAATCTTCCATATCTTCTCTACACCAATAATATGATCAGGCACAGCAATCCAATTTGAATCTTCTTCAAACTTATGTTGAACAGTGCTTCCAATACCTACAATAGTTTGATCTCTTGATGTAGTTGTAACAATACCCACTCCATTATCGTCATTTCTTCCACCAACTCTCTTAATTAAATCTTCTGTAATTTTATGTTTTAGATATACTTTCTCAACACCATCCATATGTCTATTTTGAAAGTATGATACAGTGTCTTCAAAAATTGATTCTAATTGCTCATCTGCAACATTAACTTCCACGACAGGATGACCCAACTGTCTCAAAGCATAGAGGAAAAATTCCTCTTTGTAATTGAGCATGTCGTCTTCTCTTATTTCAGTGGTTAGATGTCCTGCCATATACTTTTTAGTTATTTAGTTAGTCAAACCTAACAATATCAATCTCATCTCCTGCAGTTGCAGCAGAAACTAATGTTAATTGAGTGCCAGATTTAGTAAAGTCTGAGGTTGGTCTAAGTTTTATACCATTTACAAAAACTTGAATATATGTCGGTAGAGTTGATGATGCAGTAAAAACTGTTTGACCTTGTGTAGCAGTAAATCCCTCTTCGGTAAATGTAGCACTTGCAGCACTACCAAATACTACATTTGTCCCATCACTTTTTAGAACTGTATCCTGTGCTCCTATGGTGGTTGGCATATTAAAGTTGCCAAGTGTCAATGCATCAGTTTCTAATGTACCAGTTACATCTACACCTGATGATGTTGTCGCCAGTTTTTGATTAGCTGCATAAAATAATTTGACATCAGCATCTACATTTCCTTGAATAATGGGTTTAGAGGTATTTGCTGCTGTGAATCTAAGATTATTATTAGAAATATAAAATAAACCATTCTGTGCTATGACATGATTATTTGTTGTAGATGAATCACGATAAATTTGAATATCTGCATCATCACCAATCCTTAATCTGTTGTTTGATGAACCAGTAGCACTGTCACCAATATTTACTTCACCTGTAACATTTGTAATTCCACTAAAAGTTGAAATGCCAAGAACTTTTATATCACCGCCATATGAAACACCTGCTCCCACACCATTCGGTTCATTCCATGGGTTTATAGTATGTGTTGTTGTAGCAATACCTACTGAGAACTGATCTTTTAAAATATAAACTTTTCCGTCGTATGAGTTTACTGCTAACTCACCACGTTCTAATTGTGTAACTGCTGGTACCTTTCCTTCAACGGAGGAACGCTTGACCTTAATTTTTGGATTTGCCATTATGAAAGCTAAAGAGCACTCTGTGTGTAAAGACACACGTTGTTGTCTCACTATTTATGTGTTATAATTAGTAGTAACTTACAATACATGATGAAAACTCTTGCCATACTTACCGGTCCACAAG